TGTAAGCGGATTTATCGAAACATTTACCCTGGATAACGGCGTTGTTGTTATCTGCAATGAGGAAGGCAGGATATGGGATTTGCCATATAACTGTTCCATAAAAGATGTTGAATTTGTCGGAACGATAATTCTCGCCGGCGTAAACGGTGATGAGTTTTGCGATGTTCCTATGGATATTCCCGAAGCAAAGAGATTATTCCCGGAATTGTTTGAGGAGGAATAAAGATGTTTATATGTGAAGACTGCGGTGCGATTTTTGAGGAACCGGATGTATGGGAAGAATATCGCGGAGAATGCCACGGCTCCCCGGCGTATGAAAAGATGTGCGGTTGCCCTTATTGCCGCGGCGGCTTCTCTGAATACTGTGGGGATGATGAATGTGAAGACGAAATCCCCGAAATGACCGATGAAGAGTATGAAGAATTCATATCGAAAGAGATTCTGAAACTCAAAAAAATATTAAAAAGGTAGGAATGAAAAATGGTTGAATTAACAATTAGAGATTTGCTTTTAATTATCGCCGGTGGTCTTATCGGACATCTGGCTTATGGAAAATACCTGTGCGGCAAAATCATCGCAAGGCTTAAAAAAGAAAATGCCCGCCTGCGTGATATGACATCCGCGCAAGACAAGGCATTAAAAATTGCCGCCGCAAAAATAGCACTACTTTGCGACAGCAAAAACGGTTTCCACAAACCATTATCTATTATAACAACAGAAATCGAAATTGTCAAGGGAGGTGTTCGCGATGGCAAATAATATGTCCGTATATGCCCAAATGACGGCAGACAGTCCTTCCCTTTTTGGCGTTCTGAACCGCGAAATCGGGATGCACACTGCCTGTGTTCCCTTTGCCAACAAAGCGATAGATGCGCTTAAAACCCTCGGAACCCTTTCACAGGACGAAGCTCGCAAGGCAGCGAATGTATTCCTTGACAACCTTCAGACTTTGGCCCAGGGCGGAATAGTCCCTGAGGATCATGACAAGATAGACTTTATCAAGCGCGGCAAGACGATAACCGTTTCTGCAAGAGTTGAGGCTTTTTACAGAGCCGCAGCACGTAAGGGATACCGTATCACAGATACGATTATTGCCGTGCCTAAGGAAGACAAGGACACTACATATTTCGAAGAGAATTTTTACAACGGCGATTTTATTTACATATTACGTGACCGCCGTTTTAACCCCGACCGCAACATCACAGCTGAAAGAGTAACGGGCAATTACTTTGCCAAGTATATTTGCCGGCTTGATGTTACTGATTTGTCCGGAAAAAGGCTTGTAATGATTACCTGTGAGATCTCAAATGAAGAACTGCTCACAATATCTAAGACAAGTGAACAAGGCTTCTATAAAGCCGTTTGGCAAAAATATACCGATAAATACGGCAAAGAAAAGAACAAAAAAGTTATAACCGAAGAATTAAACCCGGATTCGTTCTGGTCAAAGTGGACAGGCGAGATGGTTAATAAAACAATAATCCGCCGAGCCTTAAAGCGCGTCAAGGAGGTTCTGCCGGAGCTCAAAGAAACGATATACGCCTTTGAGAAGGAGCCGGAAGAGGATGTTGCTACTGTTCCGGAAAAGGTTATTGATATTCCTGCAATTGAAGAACCGGAAAAACATCAAAACAATGTTAATCTTAACAAGCTCACAGCTGATCAGAGAGCCGATGCAGCAGAAACGCTCGAACTATTCAAAGCCAACCCGAAGCTTGCCCAGGGCAAAGCAGAAGAGATAAAGGCGGCGCTCGAGAATGGAAAACCGCTACAGGATGTTATCAACGAAGAATATGCCGCCATTTTGAATATCAAGCGCAGTAAAAAACTCTGGCCGCTCATATCAGAATATTTTAAGGAGGGTTCCGATAATGAAAAAGGTAAAGCTTAAACAGGGTACCCTCGCATGGGAGAATGCCAGAGCCACACGAATAGGCGGAAGCGAGGTTTTTGATATTGTCCGCTACTATGCTACCGAACAGGAACTTCAGAACTGCGGAATTAACCCGGAGCATTTCAAGGAAGAAAAACCTTACACAACCGCCTGGGCGTTGTATCACAAAGTTTTAGATGATGGTGAATACCAACGCGAGGAGCTTGCCCCCGAGTTTGCCGAATACGGACACGCGGTTGAACCTTACGGGTTGTATGTTCTTCAGAAGAGCCGTCAGAAGAGATTAAAAGCCGGTGAAGTGTATGCCGATGAACGACTTATAGCAAGTCTTGATATTTCCGGCACGGCCGAAGAAGTTGATATAAGGCCCTTCGATAGAGGTTCAGGTTCGCCGAAGCTCGGGCAAAGATTTGTCTGCGAGCAAAAGAGCATGATGCCGCAAATGGTTAAGAACGGAATACCCTACAAGTATTTAATACAGGCGCAGTATCAGCTTGTGGCAACCGGCGCAGATTTTTATATCTTACAGGTAATGGTTCTTAAAAACGATACCGTGTTTGAGCGCGGCAAAATAGTTCAGATGACCCTCAAAAAGCGCAAAGAATATCTTGCCGACAAACTATCTGTATCGAATTTTTATATAGCAAGTAACGAACACCTTGCCGCACTTATAAAAACCTGTCTGGGGCGATTTTTCAAAGCCGTGGAAGAAAGAAACGAGCCCACACCTTTTATCGCGACCGATTCGCAGAAGAATATCATACACAGTATTCGCTGCAATTCTCTTTTCAGTAAGGAACGAGTTATCAGCTGCGGCGCGGCAATAAAAAACTACTTAAAAGCAAAAGCAAGGGTTGATGCCGCAGAACAAGAGCGAAAAGATATGCTTCAAAGGTTTTTCATCGAAAAAGCCAAAGAACTTAATGGCTGTAAGTTCAAAGACGAAGACGGTAACACGGCGCAGTTTTCGGCTTCAGGTGCTTTCCTTGTAAAGGAGGCGGTTGACAATGGCTGACAGAATAAGTCTCCGCCCTTACCAGGAAGCAGCCGTCAACAATGCAATATCTATGCTTGAAGAACGAGGAAACTCTCTTATAGTTGCCGGCACGGGAGCCGGCAAGACAATAATGATGGCGGCGGCGATAGGTAGGTTTTTTGGCGGCTTTTATGCTAAGCACCGCCGCAGACCCCATGTGCTTGTACTTGTTCATCGTACCGAAATTCACGGACAGAATCATGAGAAATTCACAAGGGTTTGCCCGGAAATACAAACAAGCGAGATAACCGCCGAGCGAAAGAGCCTACACGGATATATTCATTTTGGTATGCTTCAGACCGTTGTAAACCTACTCCCGGACTTTGCGGCCGCAGGAAGCTTCTTCGATTTAATCGTTATCGATGAAGCGCATCACGCAAAAGCTTCCACTTACGAAAAAATAATCGAGTGGAACCGTTCGGGAAAACCGGATATGTATCTTCTCGGTGTTACCGCAACACCCAATCGCGGAGACAAACTGCCGCTTATTGAATTATTCGATAATTACTATCAAATAACAACCAAATATCTTATGGATAGTCATTACCTTGTAAGACCCACAATGATAGATGCCGCACCGGTATTCAAGACAGAGGGCGGCGAAGAAAAAGGCCACCTTGCCCGGAACTGCCGGCTTGACGATATCGAAGGCAGAAACCTTATAAGCGAACTATGCCATAAGTATGTGCAGCTCATGCAACCGGGACAGACGATTGTATTTGCACCATCACATGAGTTTTGCGAGGTTATATATGACGAATTAAAGTTCACGGGAAGACACCCGGCATATCTTAGTCTTAATATCGATGACGATACCCGAAAGGGTATAATAAATGATTTTTCAAATGGCAAATATACCGAGCTTATCAATGTTGATATCTGCACGGAAGGCTTTGATTATCCTGAACTTAGAAACCTTGTTGAGTTCGATACCAACGGCACACAAGGTCAATGGATACAAAAGGTCGGCCGAGTGCTTCGAACCGCACCCGGTAAAACGAGCTGCACAGTTATAGATTTCGGCGGAAACATAGATATGTATCCGGACGGAGTGGAGACAGATGTCAACCTTGAAGGCGCAATGAAGAAGCCCAAAGGCGAGCGTCTGACCGGTGACGATTTTTTCAAAATTAAATCCAACAAAAAGGAAAGATTAACTGCGGAGTATGTAAACGGTACATCTGAGCAGTTTACCCCCTATCATCCCCCGGTAGGATTTGAAACGGTAATGGATAACGATTTCGGCGCAGTATTTGCCGCCTGCGGTGCAGTTAACGATTGCATCCTTGTTCCCGGTTCGGAAGATACTTACACAGCTTTTCTAACCGATAAAGTAAACATTATTGACTCTTTTACAGGTGACTTTAATACCGTTGCCTTAAAAGCAACAGAAAAAATAGGCAACCCGGATGTGAACCCGGACAGGCCCATAAGCAAAATGCAAATAAGAATGCTCGCCCCGGAATATTCAACGGCAGCTATGGACTGGTATCAGGCTAACTGCTGTATTACCTGGAAAGTTTGGAAGAAGGTTATAAGACAATGCTTGAACAAAAATGCCGAATAAAAGATATATCAAAGTCAATAAACGGTGAATGTGTTTTAAGCCTTGTTATTCCCCCTTCTGCGCTTTCTATTTGCAATGAATATACGGATAAAGATTTGCGCTTAAAGCTCTGTGAATGGAAGAATAAGCGCAGTCGCGATGCCAATGCTTACTTTTGGGAGTTATGCGGCACTCTGGCGGCCAAGATAAAACGGCCGCCAAAAGAGATTTACCGCGAGCTTATAAAAGATGTAGGCGGTAATTACACTGTTGTTCCGATAAGAAATGATGCGGTTGATACCTGGATTGCGAACTGGGAAAGCCGCGGTCCCGGCTGGGTATGTGAAACCATACCGAGCAAGCTTGAAGGCTATACCAATGTGATTACATATTACGGAAGCAGTGTGTATGACACCGCTCAGATGAGTAGGCTTATAGAGCTTATTATCGCCGAGTGTAAATCCCAGGGAATAGAAACAGCAACACCGGAAGAATTATCTTTAATTATGGAGGGTTAAAAATGAACGAAGCTGAGAAACTACACCAACACAATCTTATTTTAGACTACCTTAGAAAGCATAATACAATATCCCCTGCGCAGGCTTTTGATTTTTTAGGAATAACTAAACTTTCAACAAGAATAGGTGAAATGATAAAAGCAGGCGCTCCCATCGTTAAAAAAAGAGAAAAGGGGTTTAATAAGTTCGGCCGCAAGGTGAGTTTTATGACATACAGTTTAGGTGAGGAAGATGAAAATAGACAATAAGGGCGGATATGTCAGATTCTTTAGAAGCTTCCTTGAATGGGAATGGTGGGACGATATAAACACCTTTAGGTTATTCTCGTATTTGTTGCTTTCTGTTGCTTTTACCCCCTATCAGTATAAAGGGAAAAAATATCCGGCTGGAACTCTCATTACAACTCTTTCGGAGTTGTCGCAAAAGACCGGATTATCCCCCCAATCAACACGCACATCTTTAAAAAAATTAGAAAAGACAAAAGAAATTTTAAAAAAATCAACAAACGAAAAAACACTGATAACCATAGTAAAATGGCGGTCTTTTCAGTCCGTCGAGGGTGCAGAGCAACAAACGACTAACAAACGACTAACAAACGAACAACAAACGAATAACAAACCACCTTATGAAGAATTCAAGAATGTAAGAAATAATACTCTCTCTAAACAAACGCGCGGGCGCGCGCGTGAGGAAGAAAAAAGCGCTTTCGGTAAATTTGATAATGTTTATCTTACCTTGCCGGAATGGGCGGAGCTTCTGCGTGTTTGTGGGTTAGAAAAAGCAACGGATTATGTTGAACGGCTCTCGTGCCGAATTGCCAACGGTTATGACTACTTAAATCATTTCGCGACTATCGTTGACTGGTTTAGGCGCGACCATCCAATGGAAATTGATATGTCTAAGGTGGTGTGAAAATGATTCAAATCGATACCAAAGCCGACCTTGCAAATGAAATTGACCGAGTGCAAGCGGCATTAAAAAAGAGTAACAGCCCGAAGCTTACTCGGGATCTGAAAAAGTATCTGACCAAACTGCAAATGATGTATAGAAAGTACAGGTGGGATGAATGAGGAAAATGCAGTATGAAGCTGCCGACCAGGAGACATTGTTCCAGTGGGCGGCGTTAAACGAGAATACATATCCGGAGCTTTCGCTCCTCTACCACATACCAAACGGCGGAAGCCGGAACAAGATCGAAGCGGCAAACCTAAAGCGACAGGGTGTTAAGGCCGGTGTGCCGGATATATGTCTGCCGGTCGCCCGGGGTAAATATCACGGCTTATACATAGAGCTGAAACACGGAAAGAACAAATTAAGCGATAATCAGAAAATCTGGTTAAAGCGATTACAAAACCAAGGATACCTGGCTATTTGTTGTTACGGCTGGGAAGAAGCCGTAAAAGCGATTGAAAAATATTTAAAAGGATGGAATTAAAATGAAATTTAAAAAAATTATTGACCTTGTAAAAAAGCACAATACCCTATGTCTGTTTGAAACAGCTGAGATGTCAGACGATACCGTCAGACTTCAACAGAGTGTTTTTGAAGGTGGTGAAGAAAATGAGTGAGTATGTTAAGAAAAGCGAAGCAAAACAATCATTATGTGATTATTTGTACCCTAATAGCCCAACTGTAATATCTTTAATTGATAAGGCTATTGATGCAACCCCTACCGCCGATGTGCAGGAAGTGCTTTATTGTAAGAATTGTAAAAACTATTGTAAATATTCATTTGACACGGCAATATGCGAAGAATACGGCGGATATATAAAACCGAACGACTTTTGTTCAAGAGGAGAGAAAAAGTGAAAAATATATTAAGCGAAAAAACAAAAGCAATTATTCTTACGAGTGCGGTTATAGAGTTTACCCTCACATGAAATATTGTTCACAATGCGGCAAAAAACTCAAGTGGGGCGACAAGCTCTCTGATGAGTTAAAGGAGGAATAACATGGCAGTAGTAACATTTTTTATCGGGCTTATCTTAGGAGTATCCGTGGGCTTTGGTTTGGCAGCCCTTTTCAGAGCTAACGATTACGACCTGCCGGATCTGCCGAATGACGAGGAGGACAAAAAAAGATGAACTGGCAAAAAGCAGCAATAGAGGACCTGAAAAATTACGAAGCACGAAAAATATCGGTTCAGAATATGACAGAACAGTTGCAGGCTTTAAATCAGAAGGCTGATGGAATAAACTCTGTTGCTTCGAACCCGGTAGCGGTTAAAGGCGGCGGTAATGTCTATGAAATGGCGCTCATAAACAATATCGATCTTAGAGAACGAGTAAGCGGAAACCTGAAGCTCACCAAAGTATTCATTGAACGTATCGACAGAGCCCTTGCGATGCTTTCTGAAAAAGAGCGCATTGTGCTTCAATATTTCTACATACACAGAACCTCGACCTACCTTGACGACCTTTGCGACAAACTCTGCGCCGAAAAATCTACGGTGTATCGAATTAAAGATGATGCTCTTTTCCACTTCACCTTGGCCATGTATGGATACCCCTACACATAAAAGTTGGGAAAAAGTTGGGAAAAAATTCCCGAAATTCGTGATATAATGATTAGGGTTGAAGATTGCACAGCGATAATTCAACCGATAATACAGATGGGTTAAGGGAGTTTTTTACTCATAATCAATCCCCTTTCAGAAGAAGGCAGCCGAAAAAGGTTGTCTTCTTCGCTTTTATGTTATCAAAAAGGAGGCATCACCATTGCCGAATATCAAGGATAAACAAACACAACAGAAAATAGCAGATGCAAAAATGCAAGGATTAAGTGACGAGCAAGCAGTGATTGCCGCCGGTTACAGCCCGCGATATGCGAGAGGTAACGCTTATAAGATAGTGGCGAAAAGTGGCGTGCAGAAGCTCATACGAGCCGGAGCGGACGACCTTCACAAGAAAGGAATTGCATCAGCGGAAGAAATACAGCGTTTCTGGACTGATACTCTCAACAACAAAAAAGCGCTTATGCCCGACCGCATCAGGGCTTCAGAGCTTCTTGCCAAAGCGCAAGGTATGTTCACGACCAAAGTGGATGTTAAAGGCAATATCCCGGTAACGATTGTAGATGATGTAAGTGAATAATAACACAGTATCGATACAATCTGTTATCGGGCGAGGTTATGCCGATTACTGGAATAACAAGTCAAGGTATCGCGTGCTTATGGGCGGTAAAGGCTCAAAAAAGAGCACAACAACGGCCATAAATCTTATATATCGACTTATGCGGTACCCGGACAGTAATTTGCTTGTTGTCCGCGCCGTTATGAACACCCACCGGGACAGCACCTTTGCACAGCTTAAATGGGCGCAGAACAAACTGGGCGTTAGTCATTTGTGGCAGAATAATGTTTCCCCGATGGAAATGACTTATATTCCTACCGGGCAGAAAATTATCTTCCGCGGATTTGACGATGTTCTAAAGCTCGCTTCGACAACCGTTTCAAAAGGTTATCTTTGCTGGGTATGGATTGAAGAAGCTTATGAGATAGAGAGCGAAGCCGATTTTGATAAGCTTGACTTATCTGTTCCCCGTGGCGAACTCGGTCCGGGGCTTTTTAAGCAGACCACTCTGACCTTTAACCCCTGGAGCGAAAAGCACTGGCTCAAAAAGAGGTTTTTTGATACACCTTCCGAGCAGGTAAAAACATACTGCACGAATTATCTTATCAACGAGTTTTTAACCGAAGACGATATCCGAACCTTTGAAGATATGAAAAAGCGCTCACAGCGGCAGTATGAAGTTGCAGGGCTCGGTCACTGGGGTGTGGCCGAAGGGCTTGTATATGATAACTGGGAAGTTTTGGAGTTCGACCCTGATACACTCGGCAAAGAGAGTAATACCGAGTGGCAATATAAAGCGTTTTTCGGGCTTGATTACGGTTACACAAACGACCCGACCGCTTTCATTGCATATTATGCCAACCCCATCACCAAAGAGATTTTTATTTTTGACGAGCATTACGAAAAGAAAATGCTCAATTCCGATATCGCAAGGATGATCCGGGCGAAAGGTTACGCTAAGGAGCGTATCCGTGCGGATGCGGCAGAGCCGAAAAGCAATGACGACCTTATTCGCCTGGGTCTATCCCGGATAACGCCTTCCGTTAAGGGTAAAGACAGCGTTATAAACGGTATCAATGCGATACTTGAATATAAGATATTCGTACACCCGCGTTGTGTTAACACCATAGCGGAACTTTCTTCATACGTATGGAAAAAGGACAGAGACGATAACGGTGTGAATCAACCGGAAGACTGCAACAATCATTTGATGGATGCAATGCGATATGCGTTTTATGATGTGAGATTTTTTCATCCACTCTCCCCTGCTGAACAGAAGGAAGAACGGAGAAAGGCTTATTACAATAACTATGCCGCCGGGATAACCGGCAGCGACTTAACAGGAGGTTATATATGACAATTGCATTATGTGTTTTGGCTGTGGCTATGGTTATTGTTGCCATGGCCTTTTCTTTTGCCTGCGGCGTGTATATAGGCAAATATGTTCCAAAGCCTAAGGAGCCGGCAAAGATAGAAGAGCCGAGCGAAAAAGAAAAAGCGGCCACCAAGCGCTACCAAAGGGACCTTGCAAACATGCTTACCTATGACGGAACCGAACAGGGCCAAATTAAAGAAGATATCACCGGCTGACAACCGTGATAAATAATAAACTTTCTCACCATGAAAGGAAGGAGCAAAAACTTATGTCAGATTTTGAACCCGATTTTACTATTCCCGAAGAGGGCACCACACCGAACGAGGAACAGGAAATCAACAACCAGGCAGAAACCGAAGCGGTTAATGAATCCGATTCTGCACCACAGGAAGAGGAACAGAATACCGAAAACGAAACGGATGATGCCGAACAGGCAGAGAGTTCTTCCGAGCCCGAAGCCCCGAAACCTTTTTTGTCTATCAAGTTTAATCATGAAAACATTGATATGACCGAAGAGGAAGTCCGCAACACTGTCCAGCTTGCTAAAAAGAATGAAGCTTTGCTTGCTTCTCTGGATTATCTCGCAGCACAGAATGATGAGACAACAAGCGAGTTTGTTAAGGGGCTTGAAGAAGCTTCCGATAATGCCTTGCTTGAAAGGTTGCGTGACAGATACGGGGATTTGACAGAAGACGAGATCAACGAGCTTGCCGACATGCAACGAAACAAGAACAAAGAAAAATATGATGCAGTTCTGGCAAACCGCAAGAAGGAAGCAGAAGAAGCTGCCAAGAATGCTGAGCAGTCGCTTAATGAGAGAATGGCTAACGAGCTTATCGAAGTGCAGGAAGTCTTTCCGGAAATTAAAGAATTCAACGACCTGCCCGAAAAGGTTCGCAAAGCCGCGCTTTCAGGCGGCGACCTTATGAAGGAATACCTCAAGTTCCTTCATATCGAAGCAGAAAAAATCAAGCAAAACAAAGCTGCCGAACAAAAAGCGGCCAGTGCCGCTTCCGGAAGTGTTAAGTCCCCCGAACAAACGGAAGAATCGGCAGATGCATCCGCATTTATAAAGGGATTATGGGGGTAAAAATCTTATGAAATAAAGGAGAAATATTATGCCTATCAATTCAATAGCAAAAACAACTACATTTACAAAAGAACTTGACAAAGCGTTCGCGCAAAAAGCTGTAACCGGTTTTCTTCTCGACAATGCCTTTGGCGCTAAATTTGTAGGAACAAAAGAGGTATCTATCCCGGATATCGATTTTGTTGGTCTTGCAGACTATGACCGTGACGAGGGATTCTCTCGCGCCAAAATGACCGTAGCAAGATCCGTATACGAGCTTACCCAGGACAGGGCTCGTTCCCTCCAGATTGACCGTGAAGATATGGACGAAGCCGGAATTGAGAGACTTGCCGGAAATATACTCGGCGAATACGTTCGCACAAAGGTTGTTCCCGAGTGTGACTGCTATACCCTTTCAAAACTTTTTGGCATATCTGTAACCAAAAACCATACAGCAGCTTTCGATGCTTCCGCTTCTGCCATTGAACAGTTAATCGCACAGATTAACAATGTTCAGGCAATCCGCGGCTTTGACGAGGAGCTCGTGGCATTTATAGACCCCACTATGTGGAATGCGCTTATGCTCGGTGCCCTCAACAAAGGCATCATTGAAATTAAAGATTTCAAACAGGGCGATATAAATCTTCAGGTTCGCCATCTTAACGGCTGCGCCCTTATCCCGGTTGCAGAAGCCAGGATGAAAACCAAATATAACAAAGTCGAGACCGTAACAGAAGGCGAAAATGACCCGACCAAGGGCGGTCTTGTTCAGGATACTGACGGTGTAACCGTTGGTGAAGATATCACCGCCAAATCGGTTCGCTGCTTGGTTATGCCTAAGAAAGCGGCTTCTCTCGTTAAAAAAAGTGAAAAACTCCGTGTTTGGACTCCTGACCAGAATATCGATGCTGATGCATATAAATTCGACTATCGCATCTATTACGATGCATTCGTTAAAAAGTCTCAGGCAGACGGCATCTATTCACTCTTTGCAACAACCTGATTTCACAGAAGATGGAGCAGGGCAACCTGCCCCATCTTTCCTTTTTAGGAGGATAAAAAAATGGTTAAACTTGAAAATTCCGCAGGTAACCTCACCGTTTATTTAGACAATCAGAAAGATATCGACCGCCATCTTGAGAAAGGATGGCATGTTGTCGAGCAGAACAAACCCGAGAAAGAGGAAATGAAAGACCCAGAGCGAAAAGCAATATCTAAACCAAAAACCACCAAGAAAAAGGCGGCGAAAAAACAATGAAAGAGAAAACAATTTACACCCCGGAACAGATATTCGAAGAGTTCCGAAAAGGTAATTCACATAAAGATTCCATCGGCGACAAAGGGATAAGAGAACAAGCTAAAATCAATGAGCGCTTTTATGTCGGCGATCAGTGGCACGGCGCTAATTGTTCTAACGAACGGCCGCTCGTTCGCCGAAACATAATAAAACGAATAGGCGACTATAAAAATGCAATAATAACCGCGGCTGATATTGCCGTTAATTATTCGGCCGAAGGCGTTCCGGACACATCGGATATGAAGGATGAGGAGAAGGTATTCCGAAACGAAATGGTCGGTTCAGATTACTCAGCGCCAAGCAAGGTGGATAATGTTGAAATATCTGTAATCACCTCTGCCATAAGTGATTATTTTCGCACCACTGCCGAGAGATTAAGATTCGACCACTTTAAAGAACAAGTCGTTCATAATGCGTATATTTCCGGCACAGGCATTTTATATACATACTGGGATGATACCGTTGAGACCGGACTTTACGCTGATGAGAGCAAAAAAAGCAAAATCAAAGGCGATATCGCTATCGAGCTTCTCGATGTTGAGAATGTAGTTTTCGGCGATCCTAACTGCGCAGAAATACAATCTCAACCTTACATTGATGTAGCTCAACGCCGGACGGTTGAAGATGTTAAGCGTGAAGCTGTGAGAAACGGCAAGTCTGTTGCGGAAATCAAGCCCGATTCCAACGAAGCCGCCGCAAACAGCGGAGCCAGAGGAACAGAACCGGAAGACAGTAAGCGCTGCACAGTAATTACAAGATTTTATAAGGACTGGGACGAAAAAGGCGAAAAATATACAATAAAAGCAATCAGGGTGACTGAAAAAGCCGTTATACGCGATACATGGGACCTTGAGATTAAGTTATATCCTTTTGCTGTATTCCAGTGGGAACCGCGCCGTTCGTCAATATATGGCGATAGCGAGATAACTTACCTTATACCTAACCAGATAGCTATTAACCGCGCTTTAACTGCCGCTGTATGGGGAATGATGTCCTCGGGAATGCCGATAATGCTTGTCAACGGGGATGTTGTATCCGGTGAAGTATCTAACGCGCCCGGACAGATTATTAAGGTTTTCGGTTCTTCCGAAGATGTTGTCGGAGCAATCAGATATCTTAATCCGCCTGTGTTTGCAGGACAGTATCAAAAAATGGTCAACGATCTTGCCGGCAATACCCTCGGTGATGCCGGAGCAACAGACAGCGCACTCGGCAACGTAAGGCCGGATAATGCGGCAGCCATTATCCAAATGCGCGAAGCTGCAACCCAGCCAATGACGATTTATATCAATCGCTTCTATGATTTTGTCGAGCAAGTCGCCCGAATATGGTGCGATTTTTGGTTCAACCTTTACGGCAAGCGGTCACTTAAAATCACCGATAAGGACGGAACAAGATATATTCCGTTCGATCCCGATAGATACAAAGAACTCGTTATAACTACAAGGATAAATGTAGGCGCAAGCGCGTTGTGGTCAGTTCCGATCGTTCAGAATACGCTTGATGCGCTGCTTACCGCCGGAGTAATAACATCGGAACAGTATTTCTCAAGGGTTCCGCAGGGCATTATTCCTGATGTCGGCGGATTGCTTGACGACCTTAAAGTTCAGCAGGGCCAGGTTGACGATCAGAACGATGTTCTTGCCGACCTTCAATCTCGTTATCCGAAAGAATATGCCAGGTTAATGCAGTTGCCGCCCGAACAGCGGCAGGCTTACATACAGAACGCAATGCAAGGAGGAATGATGAATAATGACAGCGAAACAGATGTTCAACAAGGCGATAATCCTACTGGGATATACTGATAGTACCGGTAATGCGCAGCTTACCGAGCGTATGCGTTCAAGGGCTTATGCCGCAATCAATCAAGTATATGCCGACTTGCATTATGCACTAAATCCAAAAAAGGAATTCGTTCCGATAGAAGACTGGGAAGATAAGATAGATCTTCCTGAAAGAATACTTATCGAGGTAGCGCCTTACGGCGTTGCCTCTTTTTTGGCTATGACCGAGGGGGATGGCGAACAATCTCAGATATTTGCGTCCTTGTTCAATTCTAAGCGCGCCCTTCTGACTTCCGTTTCGGAGATTAAAGATACTATCCCTGCGGTAGGTGATGCACAATGAAATACCCGGCGATGAGAAATGCGGCAATGAGGACTTTAAGCGTTCCGGACCTTGCCGGCGGTATAAACACCCGTGACGGGATTACGGACATTCTCGACAATCAGCTTAATAATGTTAAAAATTTATGGTTCAAAAACGGTTCACTCAGGACGCGCCCAGCGGCAGAGGTTATAGGCTCAGCTGACCTTCTTCTCGAATGCGGGCCACAGAAAAGTTCTCAAAAAGCTCTTAACGATACAAACACAAAGTATATTAACACGAATATCACGATCGCCAAAAATGGCCGCAAATATAAATTATCTGCAATTGCTTATGTTCCGGAAGATGTGTTCCCTTCAAATGTAACTGTAAAGACATTCCTTGTTAACGGCTCTGAGAGAATTGTTTTGCCGGATGTTACTATAACCAAGACTCCTGAAAGAACCGTGCCGGCAATAAGATTGTTTTACGCTTGCCGTGGCAACACTTTGTATCTGTTCAATGGCGAAGAACAAAAAATTCACTCGTTAAATGTTTATTATCCCACAAACTGGACTATCGTGACTAAAGAGAATATACATGCACCCCAAATCGCGATAGGATTGTCCGCTTTCGGCGAAGAAAGCACAGCCGACAAGGCACCAAAAGGAACCTTTGTCGATGCCTATAACCTTATAGGTTGTTATTATGAGGCAGAATATACAACGGTTAACGAGAAACTTCTGAATTTAGCAGATACAAACTCTTCCCACAAAATGGCATATTATCTGCTTAATTCACTTGATGTTAACTGTGTTGATTACACCATATCCGTGCGTTACACGGCAAGCAATGGCAGTGTGTATTATCATTCTGCAACCGTAAAGGAAACGGAACGAGAAATCACTGAAGGCGGTAACACATACACCGTGACCGTATATCGCGCGGAAGAAGATAAACTTGGTAAGGATGGCAAGCGAATAGTTGCAGAAAACAATGTTCTCAAATTCCTCACGTCAGGCAAGGGCGAAGACGAAGTAATCGCAACCGTAAAAATCGGTGATTTGGTGCACGACAACATGACCGTAACTGCCCCGTACATACATCCGAATGCAGACAAGGTGTTTTTTTGTTCATTTAGTGAATGGTTCGGTGGCAACGCAGAAGGCATATCCGGCGGAACACGATTGTTCCTTGCCGGCAATACAAAATCAGATGAAAAATCTATAGTCTTGTGGTCGGCTCTTAATAATCCGCTTTATTTCCCCGAAAACGGTTATATGTATGTCGGTAATCATAATTCCGCAGTAACCGGTTTCGGAAAACAGAGCAATCTATTTGTTGTGTTTAAGGAAGACGAGATTTGGGCTGCTCAATATGCTTACAATTCAGCTTCTGCGGAAGCGGTTGAAAGCCAGGATGTAATTGATTTGCAGGCTTCCACAGTGTATTTTCCGCTTAAGACTATATCACCAAGTATCGGATGTGATTTGCCCGGGACAATTCAGCTGTGTTCAAACCGACTTGTCTGGGCAAACAGCGATGGGCGAATTTATACCCTTGTGGCAGAGAATCAATACAGCGAGAAAAACATCTATTCTGTTTCGGAAATGATAAGAAGTGAATTATCTTCGGCAAAACTTGATGCCAATACAAGATCTGCCGATTATGAGAATTGTTACTGGCTGTTTTCAGGCGGCTCAGTATATGTTATGGATTACGAAAGTTATGGATATCGTTATATTGCCTCATACAGCAAGGCTGAGGATGCAGCTGTTCGTATTCCTTGGTGGCGGTTCAAGTTCGCGGTTAATCAGTTGACAGATGTGGCTTGTGTTGATAACACGCTGGCGCTTATTTATATTGCCGATTTTAAATCTGATCAAAACACAAAGCAATACCTTGAAAGCTCGGTCTTGAATCCGGCAGAGACAAAGGACAATGCAAGAGATTATGAAACCGACAAGATCAAAGAACAACATATAAAAACCTCTCTCGAGACAAAAGTTTTTGATTTCGGCGTTCCGCAATTCAACAAGAATATTTACCAGGTGGATCTCGGGATTAGAAGCAACGGCGGTATGCCGATAAATGTATCTTATATGAACGAGAGTTCCGAGCGTATTACTGATGACTATATCAGCTGCGCCGTTAATGCGGACGACCGTTCCAGCCGTAATATCCAGAACATCCAGCTTCGTCCATCCCTGCGCGGATGTTCAAGATTCGGGCTAAGGCTCGAATGTGAAGGCGGTATGTCAATCAACCATATAGCAATTAACTATAAAATTACAGGGGGTGCTAAATAGTGGCAAGCTATGATACCTACTATGAACAGATAAAAAAACAAACGGCCGCCGACCGGCAAGCCGCCAAAGATAAAAGCAATAAGATATTTGAAAATCAAAAGGCAGTTGCAAACGAGCAGTACACAACACAGCTTAAAGATACAACCTCTGCCTATGATGAACAGTATCGCCTCGCGAGAATTCAAAAAGCGGTTAATGAGCGCCAGATTGCCGAAAATATGGCGAATATGGGCCTTACCGATAGCGGCCTGAACAGAACCCAGATAACCGCAAATCAACTGTCATACGGCAACAGAATCGGCAAAATCGATACCGAGAAGCAGAAAGCCGCCGATGCGCTTGCCCTGGCACTGCGCGGCAATATAACTACCATTGAGAACAATCGTATATCCGCCGAAGCGGCTATTGATGATAAGTACGATAAGTATGCTTCCGATGCCGCCACAGATATGTATAAGGCGGATGTCGCCGCGGCGAGTAGATCGTATTCCTCGGGTGGGGGTAAGGCGAGTAGATCGTATTCCTCGGGTGGGGGTAAAAAGTCTATATCAGCTTCTCTTAGTGATATTAAATCGGCAATTAAAAGTACAGTAAAATCGAAAGACGATTTCAATAAGATTAAAGCCACTACTATGAGGAGGGGCAATGTTGTCACCAAGCAGCGGATTGTTGACGGAAAAATATACCGAACATATGACGAATATAAATCCGATGCCGTATTAAATACGCTTGGTAAATATGCAGAAGCCGGTCTTATAACATGGGACGAAATGGATACATACTACACCCTATTAAATTAAAGAGGTCTAATTATGAAACCATCAGAAATATATTTATCTCGAATACAATCAAAACCGGGCGCAACGGCTGAAAAATCAGGCGGTTTCAACGCATCTCAGGTTTATCTTGAAAGAAAGCGTGCTATTGCCTTGGCTCAGGAACAGTCTGCTAAAAAAATTGCTCAAAGGCAGGCAGAACAACAGGCCGCCAATCAACCCACCCTAAAGCCCGGTCCTTACAGCCAGGAATATTTGATTAAACAGAGCCTTAAAACCCAGGGGGCAAATTCCCCTATCGTTAAGCAGATAAAGGATTATACCGGGATGAGCGATGCCGAAGCCGGCATTTATGCTATGACTATGGGCGATAAAAGTTCCATGGGCAAAGCCGCCGGCAAGGTGCTTGAAGATGTTGCAAGAAAGGCACATCCGGAAAGCCAGTTTGCGAAATATAAACAATATGAGGATTATCAGGCTACAGTAAACAAGACTTTAAGCGGCATAAAACTTACGGATTATAATGCCGTTATTTCTAAACTCGAGAACGAAATCAAGGTGCTTGAAACCAAAAAGGACGATTATGATAAATACAAAAACAGTCATATGTATTCTGATAGTGCTTATTCTAAAAACCCTGCGGCCAGCACAAATATAGACGACGTTGTGAAAAAAATAGGCTATCTTAAGACTGCGTTAAGACAATATAAAGATAAAAAGGACCTTAAGCCTTATGAAGACGAAGCTTTGAAGGTAAATGACTGGAGAACCACAACATATATTCCTGCTGCCGAGACGACAAATGACAACCTCAACAATGTCAAATTATTTCTTGACTGGGCACACGGATATAAAAAAGGCGAATATAAAGACCCGAACGGTGCTAAAACCACATATAACCTTGACAATTCCTATCATGAGGATTTCGGCGGTTGGGAAAACGCCACAGACGAACAAATAAAAACGCTTACCTACTGGTATAACACCGATAGAAGCAAAGCAAACAAATATTTTGAAAGCGTATCCAAAAAATGGCTTGAGGAACGTTCCTATAAGTTGGCTGAACAGGCATCCAAAGATTATGAAAATGCAAGCGGTGCTAAAAAGTTCTGGTATGGAGTTAAAGACTTTTTCGGTATAGAAAAACTGCCCTCATCCGTTTTGGCGTTTACTTCCGAAATTGTACAATTAGTCGCTGACGGTGAAGTAAGCCCTTATACTCCCGCGTTTGATGCACTTACCAAAGGCAACACTATAAACGCTGAGATTATGTCTGATATGAACCCGTTTCTAAAGTTTGTCTATAGCGCCGGTTCGAGCACGGTACAAAATGTTATCGGTGCTGCAACACTCGGCGAAGTCGGATATCTTGCATCTATGGGCCTTCAGGCGCAAACTACAAGTTATAAACAGTACATAGATAGCGGTGCTGACCCCGATGCCGCACTGATAACCTCGGGAATAATAGGCACAGTTGAAATTCTATCTGAAAAGGTTGGACTTGAAACTTGGCTTAAAGGCTTCGATACAAAAACCGCCGAAACTTTTATAAAGTCATGGATAAAGTCTATGGGTTACGAAGCAAGCGAAGAAGTGTTCTCTTCTATTGCCGGCAAATTTGCCGAAAGCGTAGTAATGGGTTCTGATGCACCTGACGAGGTTGAAATACGAAGGCTAATGACCGAAGAGGGCTTGACCTATGAACGTGCAAAAGAGAAAGTAACACTTGATAATATAAAAGATACCGTATATGAAGCTGTTGTTGCCGCAGTTTCTGCCGGTTTGTCGGGTGGGACTGTAACTCTTAACAGCACCGTTTCAAATAAACTTTCAGAGCGCAGATTTAATAATGCTATAGGTCAGCGGATTTTTGAGAATAATAATGTTGATTCACTTGTAGACGAGGCGCAAAACACTCTCAAAAACGCAGAGCAAAACCCCGACGGTATCGAACTGAGCGAAACAACAAAAAAAGGCATAAAGAATCTTAAGGAATCTATTGAGCTCCTTAAAGATAGTAACAACAAAAAATACACCAGAAACATAGGTCAGCTCTTTGCTAATCACCTTGATTTAGTATCGTCGCTTTCCCATGACAGCAAAGTGTCAACTATTAAGCCGGCAGTAATGAATGCTATGCAAAACATAGGGATAGATGCTGCATTAACCGACGAGGCGCTTGACATAATATGGCGAAAAGTGAGTTTCGGCACATCCGAAGTCTATACTGAAGAACAGGATATTCTTGATAAAATCGGCGGAGAACAGCTGCTTAATGAACTGATAAGCGATAATGAACTCGCTGCCAAAGTTACGGCGCAAAACTTCCTTGACGGTGCAATAAGCGGTCAGTTTAACAACTTTATTCAGGGACGTGTTGACAGCACAGAGCAAAACACCGAACAAAGTTCGGAAGCCAATTTGCCAAACACTTCCGAAAATGTCAAGGAAAATACCGCTTCCCCTCTCACCCTGACCGAACCGGACGGGCGTGAAATAGTGGATATGCCTACATACAAGGAAGCGACCGAAGATGCTGTGCGCAAAATAAACGGTCTGACCATCAAGACCGGCACCCAAAAGCATATTGAAAAACTTTCCGGTGCTCTTAAAAGCGTTTCGAAGGTTGTATGGGACGAGAGCGTTCCCGTGGGCGAAGGTTCATATGACTTTTCCGACAAATCCGTACACCTGAATCCGAACAGTTCCGTTGCGCAAAACTATGAGTTTTTATTTAAGCATGAGGCTGTCCACAGTCTTGAGAGCAAAGCAAAATATAATCAGTTTGAAACATGGCTATTTGAAAAAAGCCTATCTTTTAATGCCTTTATCAATATGATAGCCGAGCGCAACGGTATTGAATTTACCGAGGATATGACACCGGAGCAGAAGAAAAAAGCCGTTATTGACCACTACGCTAAGCGCTATGCGGATAAATACGGTCACCTTAAAGAGAATATCCAAACGGAAAACGCCAAAAGAGAAATGGTAGCCGACTATGTGGGCGGTTTTCTCTTTACCGGGGAAAGTTATGAGGTCAACGCTAAAAACCTCGCTATCGGCGATTTTTCGCAAGATACCGAGGCTTCTCTTAACGCTATTGAAGAAATAGCAAACGAGGACAAAAGCTTTATCCGGATGATAATTGATTTTATCAAGGATTTAAGGAATAAAATCAATCTCGCCCTCGGTAAGTCCGGCAAGACAGTAACTGAAGACCTTAAGCGTGCCGAACAGTATCTTGAAACCGTTTATAAGAGTGCGGAGGTTAAGAGTGATGTTAATACCGGGGTTAAGTATTCAATAAATCAAAACTTTTCAGACGATTTTGATAACTGGGATAAGAAAAACAATAAAAAAGTATTTACAATCGGAACCACATCTGATGTTTTACAAAAATTAGGCGTAGAAAACCGCTCCATTACATGGGACGCTTCTAAAATACTAAGAATAATGTCAAAACATTCCGAAATGACAGGAGATATTATTAAGCAAGTTCCAAACATTTTAGAGTATCCCATTATTGTTATGAACTCCAAAACAAACTCAAGCAGAATTACAATGTTTGGCGAGGTTTATGCACAAGGAAAGCCTGTTTTAGCCGTTTTAGAGTTGACACCCAACAATAAGAAAGGATTGCGCATTGATGAAATAAAAATAGCAAGCGCATATGCTAAAGAAAAAGCACAAAATTTAATTGACAGTTCAACAGTATTGTATGTTGAACAAAATAAAAAGAGAGTTAGCACTTTTGAAACGCTTACTGGGCTCCAATTGCCGGTCGGCGGCGCTAACTCCATAAATATTATATCCTCAAACACCGCAAATAGTCAAGAAAAAGTTTCCGAAAATGTCAAGAAAATATTTGGTTTTGATATCAAAGAAGGTGTTAAGGTCAACGAAGATCTTCTTGAAGAATTAAGTATTCATCATCCGGAAGCAGAAGTTGATACTGACGGTAATGTTACTGTGTATCATAGAACATCCGCCGAAAGAGCCAAAAAGATAAAAGAAACCGGAATAATGATTGCAAAAGAAGATGCGCTGTTTTTCAGTTCAAAAGAAACCGGTTACAATGACGGTTACGGTGATACGGTAGTCAAACTAAAAATACCGTCAACCGAGCTTGAAGTGAATGATATATTCGAAGGTGAAGTTCATTTTGATATACCGCTTAAATATAAAAACGGTGGTTTTTCACTTGATGTATCAAATTATCTTGTAAACGATAAAAGACAAGAAAAATTTTCCAAAGGCATCCCCGTTCCCACCCTTCGATACAACACCGAAGAGTTTGCGAAAAGCCTTATAAGAAAAGCGCGGTCCACAATCGAAACAGAAGATGTTACCGAGCAGTTAAAAGAAATAGTCAAAGCTTATAACAAGTTCGATACCGATACCGCCGATAAGCTTATAAGCAAGCTTACCTTAGAGATTGCCGAGTATCAAAAGCCTGTTCGCGAATACTATGCCCAGGAATACCTTGACAACCTTAAAGGTGAAACGGTCAGAGTGTTCAAAGAAGATATGGGCGATATAGACTTTGCCGGCGATACGCTAAAGGGTCTTAAAGAAAGCACCGGTATTAAGTTTGTTATAAGCGAAAGCGAAGCTCGTGAATGGCTTAGTGAGAGCAAGGGCGAAAAGATAACCAGCAAAAACGCCTTTAAAAACCTATGCCGCGAATACGGTCTTGTTATTGATAATGATGGCAAATACAGCGGACTTGACAATCTTTCGGAAATCGGCGCAGATATCAACGAGGACAGCACCGATATGTCGCCAATAGAGCAACTTAAAAACCGTTACGACCAAATGACAAATGCTTATGAACCGGTTGACGAAGCAGGCCTTGCCGAATATCTTGCAAAGGATATTTACGACCAGCTCGAAAACACCGGCGCAAGGGCGGAAAACAAACGGATAACACAAGCCCGTCGCGAAGGTGTTGCCAAGGGCGAAGGCTTCCTTAATGAGTATAAGGAAAAACAAAAGCGGCAGCGTGATGCCGCTACCAAAGCGGCAAGAATGCGCGACCTACAGAAGAAGACCGACAGGCTGCTTAAATCTTTTGAGCGCCGCCTTGTAAAACCGACCAGGGCGAGTCATATACCGACCGAGCTTGTACGCGCTTGTGTGGACGCGCTTGAAATAGTCCAGCAAAACCCTGTGCTTCAAGACGAGATGGCCATTGGCAGCAAGTATGCGCCGGAACTTGAAATGCTTAACCAGCGCATACAGAACGCCACAACGGAGGAAGAGCGCGACAAGTGGAAGGCGAAATACGAGCGCAAGCTGCATATTGCCACGGCGATAGCGGATAAGGTACAAAAAATTCAAGATATTTTTGAGAAATTCAAAAACAATAAGAAGTACAGCGAGATATATACCCAAGGCATTATAGACGCGCTTATCAATCTTAAACAAACGATACAGGATACCGAGCCGTACAATTATGACGAACACCAGCTTCTGACTGTGCTTAATACCTTTGCGATGCTCGATACGATGATTAAAAACCAGGATCGTATGATAGCCAGCAAGATTAAGCAAGGGGTATCTTTTGTAGCGCAAACCTTTATGGATGAAGTCAAGCGCGCCGGCGGGAAACTGTGGGCGAGCGTCGATACTTACGTTACCGCGCTTACGGACCCCAAGAGGTATTTTGATAGGTTAGGCAATTACGAAAAGGATTCCGCCGCCTCTCAAATATACAATATGCTTAACGAAGGGTCACAAAACGCTATGCGCTATAAAATGGAAGCGCAGTACATCTTCCGTCACTTGCTTTCCGGCAGTCACAACATAAAGGAAGCGCGGGCGCTGCAGTCCACAAAGAGGGCGGACCTTGTAGACAGCGGCCTTGTTACCGAGGACGGCAAGCGCATTATGGTAACTAAGGCGATGCGCATATCCTTGTTTATGCACAGTCTTAACGAGCAGAATATGAAACACCTTATGTCTAAGGTTTACGTGCGCGACGCGGACGTTTACGGCTACATTAAGGACGTTATAAGCTGGCAAGAAAATATTGCTAAAGTCCTTACCGATTACGAGGTCGAATGGGTAAAGGCGCTACAAGAATACTACGGCAAATATTCAGCGGACCACCTTAACGAAGTAACGCGCGAGCTATACGGTTTTGAGAAAGCGATAGTACCCAATTACTTCCCGATTAAGACCGTGAGCGACTACACCAAAAAACCGATGGAAGATATATCCTACGACTTTTCACTGGAAGCCGCGGGCTTTTTGAAAAACCGTGTGGACGCGTCAAATCCGCTGGAGCTTGTTGATGCCATAGCGCAAATCAATTCAGATATCGACCGGCACGCGAAGTTTTACGGCCTTGCAATACCTATGCGTAACTTCAATATGGTATATAACTATACCGCAGAGGGCTGGAGCGAATCTGTCAAGGACGCAATAAATCAGAAGTTCGAAAGCAATAAGCCGCAGGAATACGTTATTGAAGGACCCGAAGGACCCGAAATAGTAATTGAGCAAAAGAAAAATAAGGAAAAGCCCATTAACGCTTTTACCGCTAAAGGCACGCAGTATATCGAAAAGATGATATCTGACCTTATTAAAAGGTCAGACCGCGAGGTCAGCATATTTGATACACTACGCGGCAGATACGCGCAAGCCGTTCTTGCTTTCAATATTCCGGTATCACTTAAACAAGCGGCTTCGTATCCCACGGCTATAGCCACGCTGGGCTGGAAGCCCATACTTAAAGCGCTTGCGGTTATTGAACGCGAAGGCGGCAGAAAAGCGTTTGGATTTGCCAGGGCGGAGCAGGAGCTTATTAAAAAGTATTCACCTTTGCTTTGGTACCGTATTCAGGGCGGCACAGATACAGAACTGCACGATATTTTTGCAAAAAAGAACGCCGGCGATCAATTATCCTCAAAAGCACCGTGGCTTTTTAACTGGATACAAAAGGTCGATACGGCGACTGTAGGGCGTTTATGGTACGCGGCGAAGTATTACGTTGACGATAACTTCCGCGGGCTTACCAAAGACAGCGACGCGTATTATAAAAAAGTCGCCGAAGTCTTTAATAAGACCATAGAAGAAACACAGCCGAATTATAACACGCTGCAGCGTCCGCAGATATTACGGAGCCAGAACCCGATTACGCAAACCGTGACTATGTTTTACACGCAGCGCCTGCAAAATATGAATATCCTTATAGGTTCAGCGTTGGAATTGAAAGCTACGCTTAAAAACGTAAAGACCGGTCACGCGACGGAATCCGACGTCAAGCAAGCAAAGCGTAAGCTGGGGCGGGCTATTATATCACAGGTTGTAGCGGCAAACGTGCTGTCGCTTATGCAGCTGGCGGCGTCCGCGCTCATAAATAATATGAAGCCGTACCGCGACGATGACGACGAGCTGACAGTATGGTCCGTGCTTTCAGGTTATTTTAATACCGTTTTTGAAACGCTTATAGGTTCCGCGTTGTTTGGTACCGAAGTATATGCGATAGGTAAGACCTTGCTTAGTGCCGGCAAATGGTATGGCCTTTCTGTGCCCGCTGTTGAAAGCATAAACGACCTTGTCAATAACGGCATAGGCGTAGTGAACGGCATAAAAAAATCCGTTAAGCTTGCAAAAGACGGCGCGTCTGTTTCGGATATTATACTTGCCGAAGGAAAAACCTTAAATAACCTTGCGAGCGCGATAGCTCGATTTGCGGGTGTTCCGCTTGAAAATATGGAAAAGGTCGGACTTGGTATCTACAACGACGCAAAAGACCTTTTCCAGGGTGAAGCTTTTGCAAACGCGATAAAGGACAATTCCGTAAATCAATTCTTTGGCAAAGCCATACAGAGCAAATCACAGAAATACAATGTTATCTATAAGGCTTTGCAGGACGGCGATACCGCCAAGGCGGAAACAAAGTATCAAGAGCTCATAAGTTCCGGCACAAAAGAGTCTTCTATTAACCAGGGAATACTTAAGGCTTTTAAGGAAGACAGCACCGTTATAAAACAAATTAACGCTGCAACCGAAAAACTAAAGAACAACTCTTCCTATAAACGTCTTGATGGTGACTCTAAGGCAGCAGTACAGCAAGGAATTAAAAATTACTTTGCCAAAAAGGCTATGAGTGAGGTTTTTGAGCATACAAGCGACAACTATCAAAAGGAAGTTAAAAAAGCCGACAGGGTTATAAACAAGGGCGTTTCTGTTGATATTTATCTTGTCGCAAAAGAGATGTTCAAAAAGAAATACGCCGATACCGATAAATCCGGCGGCGTATCGAAGGCTGAGAAATATGATGCAATAGATAATCTTGATACATCCGAAAGCGTTAAGTCAGTGCTTTATGATGAACTAATTAAATAATTTTAGAAAAGAGAGTGTTCCGGTTGTCCGGAATGCTCTCTTACTATAAGGAGGCAAAAAAATGATAAGAATTATCAAATTTGAAGTCGCGAGTGATGGGATATCCCCTGCAACGCTGCAGGACGCAGGTATTCAGGGCGAGGACCGGGCAACAGAACTTAAATTCAAGTTGTCCGATGAACTTTACGATTCGCTTGTCAAGCGCGGTGGCACATTGTTTTACAGGTTCGACATCGAGAGATCGACCGGTCAGACACTTTCGCTCACAAGCAACAACCTTAAGGGTAAGGACATCAGTCTTCCGCTTGTGAGAGTTTTAACCCGGGATGGCGGCGTTGCACATGTGACACTGATTATCACATCCGTCTCAAAAGATTTCACGACCGAATTGGATGTCTATTCTCGCGCATGCCATATTCGATTCGATAACAAGAGAGATAGCACAACGGAAGAAGAATATGAGTCGCTTACAACCATTGAGCAGTCCGCTAAGGCTTCCGCCGTCAGAGCGGAAACTGCTGCAGCCGAAACAGTTAAGGCGGCAGCGGAAACCAAAGCAGCGCAGAGGCTTCTTGAAGAAGGGACATCATTTATTTTTAACGGTAATGGTATGAATCCTCCGTTAATCGTTGACGACACAATGGATGATGGCTCTGATAACCATCCGGCAACAAAAGGAGCAATTAAGAGGTTCGTTGAAGATACCGTTGCAGATGCTGAAATAACCGTTGATGACGAAATCAAGGATAGCGAAAATCCCGTTCAAAACGGCGTTATAAAGAGATATGTTGATGGCAAAGTCGGGGATGGACATATCCTTTCGTTGCTCTACCCGTGCGGAACTCTTATCTTCGAGGATGGTAAGGAAAACTCCGATTATTACGCCGAAGAGATAGAAGGCGAAGAGATAGAAAGCGAAGAGAAAAGATATTCGTTGTATCTTTATTACGGAACAAATGCGCAAGTTAAACTGCCCGGTGTTTGGGAGAAAATCCAAGATCAAATGATTATCGGCAGCGGCGACGATTTCGAACCGGGAGCTACCGGCGGAAGCAAAACGCATAAAATGGAAGTTGACGAAATGCCAACGCATAATCATGCTTTCTTTCCTTGGTTTTTGAATGGTTCAGGGAATTATTCTTCCCCTGCTCCTTACGGTTTTGGAATTCAATCGGCAGGACAAGGAAAATGGCATGGTTCAAGATTTGATTACGATAATTATGCAGGAACGCGAACAGGAACTACAGGCGGACCTGCGATTCAGAATTGTGGCCAAGGAAAGAGTTTTAGTATCTTAAATCCATATATCGTTTTTAATATCTGGCACAGGATTAAGGAGGAAGTATAAATGTCTCTAATTATTAAAAATAGTTCTGAGTGGAACAGCTCGGAAATTCTCGGAATCAATGATATAGGAATAGTCGCCGACTCCTCAAACGAAGAATATGCAAAAGTCGGTGATGGTGTGACCGCCTGGGCGGATTTGCCATGGCGAACGATTCCCAAAGGTCGCCAGATATACCTTAACGGCCGAATTCAATTTCGTATTATTCCCGATGACCAAACAAGCGAAACACCTCTCAAGGGAGAGATTGGTGTTAAGCCCCCTGATCCTGATAATGAGGATGATGTTATCACTCGTTTCTTCAAAATCGGCGATGGCGTTCGCACATGGAAAAAATTGCCATGGGTAACCGGACCGCAGGGCGAACAGGGTTTGAAGGGAGACCCTGGAACATCCTGGTCTGACCCGCGTATTGATACAAACGGCAATCTTTGGGTTAAAATAAGAAACCAAACCGGCGGAAGAGTTGTAATAATAGATACCCTCATCGGCAAAGTCAAGGGTGATAGGGGCGACCGAGGTATACCTGGTGAGAAGGGTGAAAAGGGCGATAAAGGAACATCTTTGCGAAACCCGACAATAGATGAAAACGGAAATCTTATTATAACGCAAGTGGATGGAATATCACAGCAAATCAATGTTGGTCGGGTTAAAGGTGATAAAGGCGAAAAAGGCGATAAAGGCGATACTCCCGATTTAAGCAATTATTATACCAAAGCCGAAATTGATAATAAAATCGGCGATATAGCCACAATTTTAAATACAATTACTGTTGGCGGAGGTGTATGATTATGTCGATTGCAGATAGTATAACAAAACTAAAAGCAGACATCACATCCGCTTATAATACAATAGAACAAAAAGGCGGCACTATACCAAGTGAAAAAAACACAAATAATTTAAGTGATGCTATAGAAAGTATTCCTAAAAAAGAAGCTGTTACTTGGCATCAATGCCCGCAGGCGGTTAAAAACTTTCTCGAAAATGTAACATACGACCCGAACGATTATTCTTATTCATATATAACTGAATATGCACCGGATCCTGCTGTAATAAGCAACACAAAGCCGATAGGCAAAGTTATTGGTGATGCAACCTATTACAACGAAACACCAAACAAAGAAACTTTATTTATGAATAATAGTTCAATCGGAACATTGAAACCTTTGGATAGATTAAGATGGTTAAACACTTCTGCAAGCAATGTTCGTGATTTAGGCGGTTGGAATTGTGATGGTGGCACTGTTAAATACGGAAAACTAATTCGTGGCGGTGAAATATCTTCTGCCGATAGAGATGTGCTTGTTAATCAAGCGGGTGTAAGGCGTGAATTAAATTTGCGTGGAAGTGAAACTGTTAATACTGTTTCCCCATTAGGCGATGAAATTTACTTCTTCAGACCGCAGTCATTTTCACCATACACACTTAATAATGCTTACATTTATCAAACATTAAAATTTGTTATTGATGGCATTGCACATAACGAACCTGTTTACTTTCACTGCTATGCAGGTGCGGACAGAACAGGAACGCTTGCCTTTATTTTTGAAGCGATTTTGGGTGTTAGCCAAAGCGATATTGATAAAGACTATGAACTTACAATGTTTCACACAAATACAATATCAAGAACACGGAATAACACATCGTTTTACAAAAATTTAATTGATGATGTTGAAGAATTAAGCGGCGACACATTGCGGAATAAAATTATACTTTATGTTGTGGGCAAAGGGATAACGGTTGCAGAATTGAATAAATTTAGGGCAATAATGATTGATGGAAACCCCGATATTTTATGTGGGATAACAAATAATTTGACACATTGCACAACAAGTAACAATCAACAGATTGTATTTAGCGGCGGGTATTCCGCGACTATTACGGCAGATACGGGTTACACCCTAACGGGTGCAGAAGTTTCCGTTAAAATGGGTGACGTTGATATAACCACAACAGCTTATTCAAATGGTACAATAAACATTGCTGATGTAACGGGCGAAATTGTGATTTCTGTTGTAGCGGTTGCAGATGTTCCAATATATACAAATCAAGTTCCAATCTCAACCGATGAAAACGGAAATATATACAACGGAACAGGATATAAAGATGGATATAGACTTGATTATTCCGCAACAGAAGCAGCTTTAACAGGCTCAATATTAACAGGGTTTATTCCCGTAAAAGCGGGCGATGTTGTAAGATTTAGTGGGGTATATCTCGGAACAAGCGGCGGTTCTGAAAACTCATTTTTCTTTGATACAAATAAATCAAATTATAGTCACAGAATGACACCATATAATTGGAAAGAAAAAACAGATGTGGAACAGTTTGAACCATACGAATACAACGACACAACACGTACTCTTTCAAGCTTTACAGTTCCGAATGACACAAGTATTGCTTATGTTAGATTTTCGCTGCACGGCACAACGGGTGCAGATGCAATTATTACAGTAAACGAAATTATTTAATTTATCGGAAAGAGGAAAAGTAATGATACAAGATATTATAACCGCCGGCGGAATTGTGGCTGCTCTCACAGGAATATTCACTCTCGCGTGGAAGCTCTTCAAATGGATAGACCATCAAAAAGAGCAAGACAAGGAAATAGAGCGAATAAAAGAAGCACACCAGGAGGCAAGGCAGGAGCAAACGCTCATTGTGTATGGCGTTCTCGCCTGCCTTAAAGGCCTCAAAGAACAGGGTTGTAACGGCCCTGTTACCGAGGCCATCAACAAGATAGAAAAACACATAAATATCCAAGCACATAAATAAGGAGGAATAATAAATGTCGAACAGTTCATTAGTTAATTACACTTTAATATCCCCACATAAAAACAGTCCTCGAAACAATTCAATTAAGAAAATAACTATTCACCACATGGCTGGAAATCTCTCGGTTGAGAGATGTGGAAGTGTTTTTCAAAGTAGAGAAGCCTCAGCCAATTACGGCATAGGTTCTGACGGTCGTGTAGGAATGTATGTTGAAGAGAAAGATAGAAGCTGGGCTTCGAGCTCGCCCTCAAATGACAATCAGGCGGTAACAATTGAAGTTGCCAACGATGGAGGAGCTCCGGACTGGCATGTATCTGATGCCGCCCTCAAAAAAACAATAGAACTCTGTGCTGATATTTGCCGCCGAAACGGAATATCACGACTTAATTATACCGGTGATTCGTCCGGTAATTTAACGAGGCATAATATGTTTGTTGCCACCACCTGCCCCGGACCGTATTTGCAAAGCAAACTTCCTTATATTGCTGACAGTGTAAATGCTATTTTGGATGGCCGTGCCGCGCCCACCCCAGTTCCTGTCACCGACCTCGGCGAAATTACATACCAGGTGTGGGATGATGTTACACATACCTGGTTGCCTAATGTTGCTGACAATTCGGACTATGCCGGTATTTTTGGATGTGATGTCGACTGCATATATGCAAACGTAAAGGGCGGCGATATGTTCTATAGGGTTTCCACTATTAAAAACGGCTGGCTTCCTGAAGTTAAGAACAGGACAGATTATGCCGGCATATATAATGAGCCGATAGACCGTTTTTCCGCGAGAATAACACTTGCTAACAAGGTTCTTAATTATCAAGCACACATCAGAGGTGGCGGCTGGCTACCGGTTGTTACAGGCTGCGACATCAACGATTCCAACAATGGATATGCCGGCGTAAAAGGACAGCCGATTGATGCTATTCGTATGTGGCTGACAGACAAGCCCGTTGTCAACACAGAACCGGCAAAGCCCGAACCCACCCCCGAACCGGAAAAGCCGGCAGAACCGGAAAAAGCCGAAGAACCGATATCGGAACCCACTCCCGAGCCGACCCCTGCGGTAGAGGAACCTAAACAGGAGCCTGTGACTGAACCTGGGCCCGAGCCCATCCAGGAAACGCCGTCAGAACCGGTGCAGAGCGGACCCGAAAAAGAAAATGTGACAACTGTCACAGATACAGAAACAAAGGAGGATACAAACGTGAAAAAAATAAACTGGAAGCAAAAGCTTACAAGCCGTAAAATGTGGTTATCGATTGCATCGTTCGTTTCAATGCTTGTTCTTGCATTTGGCGGCAAGCAGGAAACTGCGACTCAGGTAACATCTCTTATCGTTGCCGGCGCTTCGATAATCGCCTACATAGCCGGCGAAGGTTTTATAGATGCCGCACGCAATTCTACATCCGAGAAGAGCGAAGAAGATAAGTGATTACCTTCTTCATACAAAATTTAAAAAGGGTATGCCGTTTGGCATACCCTTATTTTGATATCATGATATCATTTCGTGTGCATTTTCGTGTGAAGTAATCATTGTTTTTACTGCACACAACTTGATTTTACTGTCAATAATTTTTGCAATAAAATCAACCCGCAACCCGCATAAATAAAAGAAAAATAACGGGAAACCACTATTTAAGCGATTTCCCGTTATGGCGCAGTAGGAGGGATTTGAACTCTCTTTTATCGTTCAAACTTTCGCTTATATAAAGGGGTTTTCTAAAATCGTGTGAATTATCGTGTGAAGTAATTATCGATTCTTTTAACATATTCTTCTTCGATTTCTGAGAAAGTTTGCTCGTAGATTTCATGCAATACTTTAGGAGTGTCCCATCCGCCTATGGACATTGCATATCGTTCCGGAATACCGTTTGCCGCCATTGCCGAAGCGAAACCGTGTCGCAAATCATGATATCTCATATCCGGCAGTTCATTATCTTTTAGAATTCTGTGCAATTGCTTCCGAATATGGTCCGGGGTTTTCGTATATATTCTTTCGCCGTCTTTAGGCAAAGCCATTATCATATCATAAATATCTTTTGTAATTGGAACTTTCCTGTTTCCTGCCACGGATTTAGGCGGCTTTTCTATGTACTCGTCACCGAATTTTACATAGACCGAATCTATAACGATATATTTTTCATATACTTTTGACCACTTTAGGCCGCAGACCTCTGACATTCGTAGGCCGCATCTGAGCGCCAGATTAACCGGCACTTCGATATCGGTTCCCTTAACTGCTTTTAAAATCTGCTTTGCGGTCTTTGGTCCCGGCACAGAATATATTTTCTTCTGAACCTTTGGCAGTTTTATATTTACTGCTATGTTATTTTCACCCAGAGTAGCCTTAAAAAAGCCGTAAACATTCTTTAGTGTTTTGGGTGACAAGTTCCCTGCCATTTCATTAAAAATCGCCTGCAAGTTTATTTTTGCAAGTTTTGATATAGGATAATTCATATACTCAGTAAGATACCGATGCATATATCCTTGATATGTTTTAACCGTAACCGGTGAAATAACATTTGAGCGCTTTTGGATATATCGTTCGCAGGCCTGCCGAAGCGTAAACTCAGACGGTATAACTACTGCCGAACCTTGCCACTCTATCGCCTTCATTTCCGCTTCCCTTTTAGTCGGTGCAGTGAAAGATTTTCTATATATTTTTTTGTCAACGGTTATAGCGGCTTGAACCCTCCAGCTCCCGGAGGGGAGTTTTTTTGCTTTAGCCATAGTGCGCCTCAATCCATTCATAAAATCTGTTACATTTACCTATAAAATCATTACGGTTTCTGATAAAATCGTAATCGTTTTTTTCAGTAAATGACAAACTAAGATATTCTAACCGTAACAAATCACTTTTGCAATGTTTTATACAGTAATCCAAAACGCATAACACCTCATCTATCTCGGTGGCTTTGTAAAGATTAGGATTGCTTATTATATAAACAATAATAATAAAATATGGATTTGAATGACAGTATTTTTTTAATTTGCTTAGTTCGCCCTCTCCTTCGAAATGCGCTCTTGATTTTGCAAAACAAGGCTGCCATTTAAGCCAGTATGCTTTTTGTGCTTCTTTTAGTAACGGCAAGTAAGACAAACCGCACATTATTTCCATTTCATTAGATATTCTTTCTATATATTTTGTTTCTTTTAATTGCATTATCATCGGGACTAAATAAGAGGCTAAAACCATCGCAGAAATCAAGAAATAAATATTATTTATCTTAATAGGATGTTTTATGTTCTCTGCTACAATTAAACCCAAAAGGATAACCACAAGAAAAGAAGATAAAATCCACACAACAAAGCTTATATAATTTTCTGTTTTCCTATAAATAAGCCTAAACAAAAAGCACATCGCCATAAAAAACGAAAAAGCAAGAAAATAATATAACATTTATTATTCCACCTTACTTGTAAAACTTACCGCCTTACCGATTATGCGAACATCTTCAAGCTCTGAATCGGTGTATACCATAGGCGGATACTTCGGATTGCACGGCATGAGTGTGACCATATTCTCGGTAATGTACACACGCTTTAGTGTTGCTTCATCCCCTATCAGAACAGCGGCGATTTCTCCGTTGTCCACTGTTGGCTGCTGGCGAATATACACGATATCCCCATCCATAATCCTGGCTTCTATCATACTATCCCCTTTGCAACGAAGGGCAAAGTCAGCATGAATATTTTCCGGTATGTCCACTTCCCCATCAAGATTTTCGGTGGCAAGGATAGGTTCGCCACAGGCAATAGTTCCTAAAAGTGGTATTTTCTTCATTCTCGGCAAAGAAATAATGTTGTCTATACCCGATTTGGTATAGTTCTCTTCTTCCCAACCCATTACATAAGACGGCGTAGTTTCCAAGGCGTTGGCGATTGCAACAATTTTCGACTGAGTAAGATTTCTCTCGTTTAACTCTATTTTGTTAATGGAAGAACGAGATTTATATCCTAATTTTTTTGCAAGTTCATCCTGAGTCATACCAAGATGTTCTCGGCGTTTTCTGATTCGCTCACCTATAGTGTCCATAATATTGCCCCTTTCGTAAAAAGATTTATTAAACTAATTCTATAATGCAGTCGACCGTTTGTCAACTTTTTTTGATATTTTTTAAAAAAATTGTTGACAAAACGCCGACAAAGTGATATCATCCATTTGTAGACATTTTGCCAACGAAAAGAGGTGATACTATGACCGATTCGAAATTGCTGAGAAAACGGATTAAGAGTTGTGGGTTTAAATACTTATTTGTTGCGGAGCAATTAGGCATATCCGGACAGTGTCTATATAATAAAATAGACAATCGTTCAGAATTCAAGGCACCTGAAATTAAAACTCTTACTTCTCTTTTAAATCTATCTTCAGATGAAAGAGAAAAAATTTTTTTCGCAAATTTGTAGGCATTTAGCCTACATAGTTGTACCTAAACCCGATGGCAGCAGGAAAAGCGGATATGTTCAGAGTATATTTGACGGACAATCCGGAGTGTATTCCTCCGGACCGCCCGGCGGTTTACCCACTGTTGCAAGCCGGTGTCATTCCGGATATGGTAGTCCGGCACCGAGTGCGAATACAACACGACTGCATTGCAACCGATTCGTAGCGAACCGCACGCACCTGACGTTAATCGCTATCTTCTCGCGGTGAGAGAAGAGTGGGACAGGGTCGCCGCATGCGCGGCTTTTCTATGATTTCAAAAATATCTGAAATCAGTTTGAAAAACTTTGACATGGGCTTCACCCCCTTACGGTCAGATATTTATAACAATCAGAAAACCCGGTACCAAATTTTCTGTTGCTATCGGCTTTAGGTACAACAAAGTATAACAAAAACGAAAAATGAATTCAACATTTGGAGGTGAAATAATGCCCAAAATTAGACCCCTTAACCCAACTGCGGACGCACTTAGCAAGTTATTCCGGCATGCGTTGCTTGACAAGGAATGGACCCAGGAACATCTTGCAGAACTCTGCGCTATGGACGCAAGCTCTGTAAACCGGATTATCAATTCCCCGGAGAAGCGACAGATGGGAAACATTATTATTGTGGCCAAAAAACTCGGAATTAAAGAAATACCGATAATATGAAAGGATAAAAATTATGAGTAAAATATCAGTTTTAGTTAAAGAACCAGGCGAAGCAGCATATCACGAGAATGTTGAGAACAGCCTTGAAACCCTACAAGAGATTGTAAGCGGATTTATCGAAACATTTACCCTGGATAACGGCGTTGTTGTTATCTGCAATGAGGAAGGCAGGATATGGGATTTGCCATATAACTGTTCCATAAAAGATGTTGAATTT